CGACGGGCTGCGCTGTCCCTCCGTCATACCCATACATGAGGTTAGAGGGGGCGGGGATGATCTGAATAATCGTTTCGTTCATGGTTCAGCTCTCCTTTTTTATGTGTGAATTTTTGTGCATTTCCATTCAGTCCTCAAGGCGCTGTGTCACCAGTCAGCCGGAGTGATTAGGGCGATGGCGGCTCTCATTGCGGGCTCTTATAAACTCACCACCTTCATACCCGGCTTGTACTGAAATCTTCTGATCTGAACGACTTCCGCGCGCTCAACCGGCTTGACCGCTTGAGCCGCCAGATACCTCTCCACTTCGTCCTCTTTGAAACGAATGCACCGCCCAACCCGGTATCCGGGAAGCCCGTTCGGCTTCGTAGTCAGTCGATAAATGGTGTAAATACTGACTCCGAAACGTTCGGCCAGATCCTGGGCCGTCAGCATTGATTTTTGGTTCATAGTGACTCCGCCCTTCTTATCCCATAAAGCCTGTTCTGCGATGCTCATTCCTTCTTGTAGACAACCGCATAGTTCTTCCCGTTGACCGTGATCGGGCTGGGCCTGCCGTGCGCCTCAATCCATGCCTGCACCTTCTCAACCACGCTCTCGGTATACTGGTAATCTACGCCGTCGTGCCCGTTGTTGCAGTAGGGAAGCCGTTCGCGCTCGTCCTCCGAGATGTCCAGCGCGGAGATAATTGCACCGATGGCCTGCGCATGGGGCACCTTGCCGCCGGATGCTTTGGAGTAGATGCCGAGCATTTCCGCGATGGTGCCCTTGTCATAGGTCTGCTTCATATTTTGGAAGGCCATGCGGGGGAGGTGAATCCCATCCTCGGAATAGAAATCGCTGAGAGCCATCGCCTGATACTCCGGCTTGGTGCCTGCCCGGTCATAGAGCTTTTGAAGGAAACTCGCCGCCCGGTTCTTGGCATTGAGCAGCATCGCCGTGGCCCGTTTGTCGGCGGCGGCCAGCTCCTCCGGGGTCTTACCGTTCTTTGCGGTCTTTCCGCCGATAGCGGCCTTTCTCTGCTCCTTCACCATAAAGTAGGTTTCTTCCAGGTTGTCGAATTGCTCCCACGCTTTGGGCGTGTCCAGGATTTTGCAGTGACGGTTTGCACCGCGCTCTGTCCAGAGATAGAGCTGATTGACGTTCGGGGCCACGAGGTCAATATTATTGACTTCGCGCTTAAATGCTCTCAGCTCATCCCCTTTCAGCAGATAGTAATGGACACCCTCCCGGAAATTGTCCTTGTGGTTGTTGAAATTGTTTTTGATGTTGTTGGTATCAGTCTCATAGACCTGTGCCAGCAGTTCCGTGGTGATGACACGAACCCCGTTATGCTCGATAGGTACTAATTTGTTTTCCATAATAATCTCCTTTCGAATTCCCATTTCAGGGAAATCTACGATAAAAAAATATGGCATTTCTCAACCGGATCAGTAATATTGAGGATGTCGCAAATTCGCTCTACTTCATCTGTATCAAAGACTTTGCGGCCATTAATTTTGGCATTTAGCGAATTTACGCTCATTTTTACCAAGGGTGCAAGTGTTTGTTGAGTAAAACCTGCTGAAAGTATTTTCCCTTTGAGTAAATTTGTATTAATCAAATCGCTCCTCCCCCTTCCTTTCTGATTTCCCATTTGTGGGATGACCATATGATACACAAAGCTTATATAGTTGTCAACCCAAAAATGGGAAAATATTTTGATTCCGTGGGATTGCTTGTTGCAAAAGTGGGAACTATATGTTATATTAGACTTGAAAATCCGCATGGAGGTATAGTTCAATGGGGGCTATTGCTGAGAGAATAATGCAAGCCATGAAGACTACCGGGACAACATATGTAGATCTCGCGAAGCGGACAGGGGTATCTAAATCCGCGCTACAGCGATATGCCACAGGAGAGACAGAGAAAATTCCTTTGGATCGAGTCGAGATGATTGCGTCTGCATTAAATGTCTCCCCTGAATATCTTTTGGGATGGACCGACAATGTAGGCGGCAGTAAGGAGTATCCGGCCAGTTCTATATTTCGTCAGTTTAAATATGTTACTGATGAAATCAAATCTCTTTCTGACATTGATCTTCCTCAAGATGCCATTAGTACGTATCACACTAGCCAAGCAATGCAGAAGATAATGGAAATCAATGATGCAATTCTTCATGCTCCAAGGGTTGCTCTTGCTATTGATTTGCCAGAAGCAGTGATCGGCCTTAAGTTCATACTCTGCTACCTTAACTATGATTGGCGCAAATACGATGATGAGGTTTTTGAAAAAATTATCAACGGGAATTTATTTAAGGATTTAATCAAAAACCTGCTATCAATGTATCAAAAACAAGAGAGAGATTAAGTGTGTGAACTTCGTCCCCTTCTCGCCGGTGAGCTTGTTGGCGATGAACTCACAACCCTTCTTGGTAACGAGGAAGCAAGGGAGTTCCCGACCGGTGCTATCGGTATAAGTACTGGGGATGAAAAATTCGCTCGGCTCAATTTTGAGCTCAGCCGCACTCAGCCCAACTTTGGGCTCAGTGCCCTGTTTCATGTTTTCGATATACCCATTGATGTCTCGAAGAAGATGCTTGTGCTGTTTGCCTACCATCTCAGCCACTTCGCGGCTGTCCAGGGTTTCCGCTTCTGCGGGGTTGTAGTTCTTAATGTCGTCCATGATGTTCTCCTTTCCAAATAGTCCAGTTTATTGCCCTTCTGATTTGGTATTCTGACTCTGCATAGAAATGATTTGTGCAAGCGCGCCCTTAAATCGCCCGGCGGCTCCGTCCGGCTCCCTGTGTCCATTGAGAACCATGCTCACATACTCAGGCGTCACCCCGAGGCGCTCCGCCAGTTGCTTTTTGGATACACGGGCTAGGTGCATTTCACCAATTAGATCCGCCGTCCATTGTGCAGGCATACAAAGTTCACCTCCATAGACTATTTTGGTTGAATTTCTTAAACAACTGTGTTATTATCAACTTGCCGGAATCAAATAGCACCCCAAAAGCGGGATTGTGTTGTCTAAGTGGTTCAACTATACCTGTATTTTAGTCTAATCACTTAAACCTGTCAACCCCTTTTTGTCTATTCGCTTAAACTTGGTGGTGCTGCACAAATTTTGACTAGGGGTATTGGCATGTTTTACGAAAGATATGTATCTCTGTGTACTCGAGAAAAATTCTCCCCATCTACTGCCGCAGTCAAGGCTGGGTTTAACAAGGGAACAGTAAGTGTGTGGAAGAAGAAGTATGAAGCGGGCCAAGATGTCGTCCCTGAACAAGAGATTATAGATAAAATCTGTGCTTTTTTTGGATGCTCTGAATCTTGGCTTCGTGGAATAGAAAAAGCGCCCACCCCGGAGGGTGAGCGCAAAGTCAGCGACGATGATATTAAATTTGCTTTGTGGGGCACAAGGGAGATAGACGATGATGTCCTCGACCGCGTTAGACAGTTCGCAAAATTTGCCCAGGAAAACGAAAAAAATAAATAATGTAGTTGAACTGTATGAGTACGCCGAACAGCAGGGATATGATGTTTATTGGTACAATTTAGACTGCGACGGGCTTGAAAGTATATCTGTTATGCGAGTATCAGATTGCAAATGCTTTATTGCGATTGACCCCTTTACCCTCTTGTCCGATGCCGACGAGTTAGTAAAAGGGCTCCACGAAATCGGACATTGTGATACAGGGTCGTTCTATAACGAATATGCCGCCTGCGATATTCGGAAAAAGCATGAGAACCGTGCGGATAAACGAGCCATTGAACTGCGCTTGTCCGCTGATGATCTGGATCAAGCTGTGGCTGATGGACATACAGATCTGTGGGATTTAGCTGAACATTTTGGGGTCACTGAGGAATTTATGAGGAAAGCCGTCTGCTGGTACACGCATGGGAATCTTGCGACGGAGCTATATTTCTAGGAGGTTTTACGCATGTTAGACGAAAAAGACTTACAGTCCATCCAGACCATGATTGACGCATCCATCCGGGCGCCTGAAAAGCGTATGATTGCCTATTTTGACACGGATGTCATGCCGAAGTTTGACCTGCTGGCGGAGGGCCTGCAAGGCGTGCAGGCAAAGCTCACCCCCATGACCAGAATCGAGGCCATAGAGGACGACGTGGCTCTCTTGAAACAGGTGATCCGCTCCATGAGCAAGGAACTGGCCGAGCTGAAAAAAGCACAGTAAAAAACCACTCCCGGAATACTCCAAGAGCGGCGGCCTTGACAATCGAATACAAGACGGTTTATAATAGGTGTAGAAGGGCGTTGCAACAAGCGGTTAGCCCAGAAAGTGAATCAATTTCTTAAAGAAACCGTCACCGGCCAGGGTGGCGGTTTCTGCGTTTTACGATAATCGTCACCGTGAAGGCTCCGATATGTAACGTAATCCGCATGGGCCTCACCCCCTTTCGGGAGGTGTGGCTAACCGCCTGCCGTTGTGCAACGCCAAAAATAGGATAGCATATCGTTTGACAAAAAGCAAGAGAAACCGCCCCCGGTGCTACCAACACCAGGGACGGCTCACATAGAGGGTGATAAGGTTTGACAGGCCCATATCACCCTCTCATATTATCATACTTGTGGGAGGGATTCAAGATGGCAAGACGCCCCGAGTTCTATTTTGATGAAAAGACCGGGTACTACCGTAAACGGGTCAAGCTGCAAAGCGGTGCCTACAAAGACGTTCGCGCCAAGAGTAAAGAGGAACTGCGGGCCAAGCTCTACGACCTGGAGACCGCCCAGCGGATGGGGGTCATCTTGGATGACAAAACGACCGTTGCCCAGCTTCTGGCACAGTGGTATACGAACCGGAAGGATGGGCTTTCCTACTCTCGCCGACGGGACTACGTGAACGCCATCAACAACCACATCTGCCCCATCATCGGAGGGTATAGGTTAAGGTCCGTCAAGCCGGAGGACTGTCAGCGTGTCATGGCGGCCCTTGCCAGCAAGTCAAACTCTCTCCAAACCAAGGTGCTGGGCGTCATGAACATGGGGTTTGACTGCGCGGTGGAAAATGGCTTGATTTTCCGTTCGCCCTGTGCCAAAATAAAGGCGGGTGGTGTCCCCACCGAGGAGAAGGTGCCGCTGACACCCGAGCAATGCGCCGCTCTGGAGGATGCCACAAAGGGCACCCGCGCTTATCTCTTCGTGCTGATCGGCCTTTACACCGGCCTACGGCGAGAGGAGATCTGTGGCCTGCGCTGGAGCGACTTGGATCTCAATGCCGCCGCCCCCCACCTCACCATAAACAACGCGGTGCGTTTTGAAGGCGGAAAGGGTATTTTCCCCTCCCCGCTAAAAACAAAAGCAGCCCACCGTACAATTCCTCTGCCCAGCAAGCTGGCGGACGCTCTTCGCGCTGCGAAGTCCAAGAGTAATAGCGTCTTCGTCGTTCCCGCAAAAAATGGTTCAAATGCTAGTCTCCAGACTGTACGCAATCTCATGGCAATTATCGGGCGGCGCACAGTCAAAGCTTCAGCGGCCACCTCTGAGAAAGAGGCCAAAAAGCGCGGCCCACAAATCCAGCAGACGCTGGACTTCAAGGTGACTCCGCACTTGCTTCGCCATACTTATATCACACGTCTTTGCCAGTCCGGCATGGACATCAAGAAGATACAGTATCTTGCCGGGCACAGCGATATAAAGGTCACGCTTGGCATCTATAGCCACGTAGTCGGAAATACCCCTGATGAATTGATTAGTGCCGTAGAAAGCGCCTTTTCGGGGCAAACTTCGGGGCAAATTCAAAAAGCTCAACAGGAGAAAGTATTAAGTATCAATGAATAGCCGGGTTTTGTTTTTCATGCTTCACACGCAAGGGGTCACAGATTCGAGTTCTGTCGTCTCCACCAGAAAAGGACATCCGTAAGGATGTCCTTTTTGCTTTGATCTTTACCGCCCGGAGGGCGGCTCCCCTTTCCGCATTTTCATGCTGGGGACGGCGCGGCCCGCAAAGGCCCGGACATGCTTCAAGTTGGTTCATCGAGACTTTGCAATATCTGAATTGCATTGAATTTTCAGAACGCTGGCATCCAGATGAATGCCCGTTTCTGCTGCCCAAGGCGGAGAACCACAACACGCGGGGCGGGCCGAAAAGGCCCGCCCCGCGTGTCTCACACTGCCGTCTCCCGCTCCAGCGCCCGCACCTGCGGAACCGCCAGGAGCTT